TGCCCATGAAGTGCGCGGTTCATGTCGGACTGCATCAAGCCAGCCGCCGTATCGTAACCCTGAGAGCGTATCTTCGCGCTGAGATCGCCTGCCTGCCGCGCAGTCTCGACGTTTGACAGTGCTTCAGCAATACCCTGACGCGATCCGCCGAACGCTCCGGCTGTGCGTGCGCTCTGTGCGATGCCTTGCTGCGACCGCAGGCGTTGCGCTTCCAGACCGCCCAGGGCGTTGGCCTCGACGTTCTGGAGGTACGGGTTCATGTACGCCCCGATATCGCCTCCCGTGAACGTGCCGGGTTGGTATCCCGCGACCGAAGCCGTAGTACCGAGAGCTGCACCATACGCTGGCTGATATGCGCCGACGTTCTGGCGTGTCATGTTGTACGACGCGAGCTGGTCTGGCGACAGACCGGCGACGGTCTGGCCACCGTACTGCTCGAACGGTCGCTGGGCGATTGCGTCTGCGATTGCGATGTTCTCCCGCGTCGGCTGCTCCAGCCACTTCGGGAGTTCCTGCCTCGACGTCGTCACTTGCGGACTACCACCACCCATATCTCTTACTCCATCTCAAACGTCATGACGGTCTGCACCGTCTTCCAACCAGCCGCCTGAAGCGGCTTAACCAATCCGTGTCTCACATACGCCCGACCGTAGTCGCACCCGTGTCTCTTTGCCAGATCGAGCAGCTCAGGCCGCAGAGCCATGACGCTGTCGAGGTTACCGGCACACATGAACACGTCGATGACGCGCCCCCGTGGATACTGACCAATCTGGGTGACGATGACGGCACCGTCGTTCCAGATCGCTTGCATCGTCCCCTCACGCAGACACTGGATCACGTCATCCAGATCGTGCGTCGATCCGCTTCTAGCTAGGCCGCGCTCCATAAGCGCGATGATTTTGTCTTCACCTAATACCAAGCGGCACCGCCGTTGCCGTAATAGCACCGGCATTGTCCACCGTTATCCGAAACACCGAGCCATCCGGTGACTGCAGCATGATACCACCAACTGCCTGCGTAGGCGAGATGGCCTCTCCCATGGCCTGCTTGATGCTCTCGAACGCTGAAGCCATGTTGGAGGCGTTGTACTTTTCCGGTGGCGTTGGAATGTTGAACTTCATCGTCTGCCTCTTGGCGTCAGGTCTAGGCGTATGTCACCGACAGACCACGGCGCATCCTGCGTAGCTTCTACCCGATATCGTATCTCTCTTCCAGTGACGCGGATGTCCGTGTAGCCGCTCGATCGTGGCGTGTACGGTCCAGCCGTAGTCTCTGCAGCTTCCGGTGTCGTGGAGGCGTAGAACGTCAGCTCGGTCGATGCGTAGCCGTAGCCGGAATCCGTTATCGCCTGCTTCACCGTCATCAGCGTCTCGCCGTTCGCCAAGTTCAGTGATCCCGTCTCGGCGTAGCGGTAGCCGATCAGAGGGACACCGGCAGCGGTCCAACCGTCCTCGTGGTAGTACAAGTAATTGCTCTCGTCCGACGCCATTGGGTGAGAGAACACGCCAGCCGGTGCCGCAGCCGTCCGCGTCATCTCACCGAGCGCCCACCAGCCCTCCATATAGTTGTAGCAGACGTACTGGTCAGGCACAGCGGAGCCGGTTGACGGATACCAGAACCAAACCTCGTTGAACGTGCCATTGTCTGAGCCGTTCGTGTAGAGAAGCCCCGTCGCCGGGTCGATGTTCTGCAACACATACTCGCCGACGTCAGACGGGAGAGGCTTGACGTAGCCGCCGTCATAAATCCAGAAGCCATTCTTCGATAGCCAGATGCACCGACCGGCGAAGGTCGCGAACGACTTAGGCGCGATCAACCCGCAGCCGAAGCCGATCCGATCAAAGCCGTAGATATACGGCAGGCCGACATACTTCATCAGCCACGCCTCGGTCTCCGTAAAGATGAGCGTACCCTCGCGCACTGGGACGGCCATGACGATCTCGGACTGCGTGTCGAGGTCGTAGAACCCGGCTGTCGTAGTAGCAGACGCAAAATTCCACTCCGTGTAGTCTTCCTGATTGGACCATCCGACGCGGCGTGGTTCACCACCGCAGCCGAAGAGTGCGGCGTAGCGTTCCGGCGTAACAAATACTCCGCGATTGTTTATCGGCACCAGCGGGTGAGTTGCTGTTCCGCCAGAAGATGACGCGTTTGGCATTGAGTGTGAGTATGTGAATGTCGATGCCGTCGGTATGGCCGTGATGGTAAACGTCCCGTTAAACCGCGTATCAGCAACTCCTGCGATTACGATTGTATCGCCGACGCGGAAGTCGTGCTCTTGGGCTGTCGTGATCGTTATAACATTCGTCGCAGAAACGGCTGTCGTGATGGTGCTGAAGCCAACGACTTGAGCGGCACCATTGCCGTACTCCCAGTGCAGCAGGCGACCGTCAGACGACGCGACGCTGAGTAAGTCTTCACCCCAGTTGTCCATCGTCCACGTAAAATTCGTTCCGTAGAACGTGTTTAGCGGCCTGCGATCTGCGACCGGTAACGACGACGTGCCGCCAGATGACGATGCGTCCGCTGCCGTCTGTGCATACGTAAATGTCGTCGTGGTCGGGACAGACGCGATGGTGAACGTGCCATCAAATGTCGACGTGGTTACGCCAGCAATCAACACGCTCATGCCTACGGGATACGAGTGCGCCTCGGCGGTCGTAATCGTCACGACGTTTGTCGATCTCACGGCGCTTGTAATGGCGTATGACGCATAATCTAGCCCGTAGAGCAACTCGCCGAAGTCACCGGCACCATAGCCGCCATACAGGCCCGTCTCAGCGCTGACGTAGTTCGCTGGCGTGATGTTGGTGTATGTCGCGCCCTCCTGAACGTACAGGTCATCATCGCAGCCCAGTGCCGCCAACTTTACGCCATTATTCAGCGTCCACGGGAAGATCGTGCGGATGGTGCTGTCGAGAGGCGTAGAGTTGATCCGCTGCCAGCCACCGACCGGCAGCAGCTTGTTGCTCTGCCACCTCACGAGGTTGGAATCCCAATAGCGTCCCTTGGCCTGCAACGGCGTCGCTGGCTTGATTACTCCGGGCGGGACGGGTATCGGGACAAGCGGCATTATGCGACCCCTGATCGAGCGAGTTCTGATGCCGCTACTTGTACCTCATTTACGCGTCTGGTCCAACCCTTGCCGAACGTGTCGAACGTCGATAGGCGCTGGAGGAAGTCGAGGCGTGCGTTTGAGATTAGCTTGACGACGTGGTCTGGCGGGTGCTGGGCCACGGCTGCGAGCGTACCCTTGCCGATCATACCGTCAGCGGTCGCGCCAACGGCCTCCTGCAACATCTTGGATGCGCGGCCGACGCCTGAGTTTACCGCGAGATCGTATACGGCGTAGTCGACGCCGTCAGGCAAATCGTCGCCCTTGATCTTGTCCCAGTACTGCCGCTTGTAGAACGGCTTCACGATCTCCGGTGTCAGAGCACGCATCTCGGCCTCGCCGACCGGCTTCTCGATGTAGGCTTCCCATGCCTTCTTCGTGACGCCGAGGTTCGTTATCCCGCCGGGGTCTTTCGGGTGGTTAACGAAACCGCCCTCATGCTTCAGCACAGCGGCGAACGCCTTCTCCCAATTCTCAATCATTTCTCGTCCCTCGGTATTGAGTTGTGGATCATGGCATCCTTTTTCTGGGAGCCAGATGATGAGCCAAAGTAAAACGCCATGACGCCTGTCCACCCGGCTGATAGAGTACCGAGTAGCATGAGCAACACTTCCGAGCCGTTCATTGGCAGTCCGCTGACCAAGACGTAGGCAATAATGGAAAAATATCCTAGAGTTACACTCACCGCCAAGGCCCGTGGTATCCAGTCTTTGGTTTCAGTCTGCATCGTGCGAGCCGACTTGCGATCATCGACAGCAATGCGCTCCAGATCAATATCGAGAGACTTCATCTGCACCTTGAAGTCAGCGTCGATCTTTTTCACGGCAGCCAACTGCTCTGGCGTTGCCGTAGCCATAGCTTCCATTACGGCTTCCTCTGAGAAGTCTTCAGCACCCAGCAGTGCCTTAGATAGGGATTTGACAGCAAGGCCAGCCAATGGGCCTCCGAGGGCCGTTGCAAGGGTAGGGGCTACTGAGCCGAGCAAGGGGCCGAATGTTTTAAGTAGGTCCATTTTTGTCTCCGGTAGATTTGCTGCCAAGCATGATGCCCGACAAAGTGCCTGTTAAGAATGTTGCGATAGGTGCGATCAGCTTGAAGAACTCCTGATCGTTTGGAGCCTGCCCGTCAATCGGCTGCACGACGAAGATCAGGCTGTACAGCACGGCGAACACAGTACCCGTCAGCGTCAGGCACAGACTTATCCCGATGATAAACTGGAGAAGGGCGTGGAGTTCGTCTTCCTTGATCCTCATCTCGCTACGGCTCCGCAGGGGTTTTGTTTCAGGGTGTCTGCTGAGCAAGTTCCAGATGCTGTGCAGATGGGCGGGTTACACTCTGGTGCGTCCCAGTTCTTGGGGTCTTGGCACGGGTATCGGTAGCGGTCCTCGCACCCGGTTAAGACTATCATCATGGCTATGACAAGGTACTTCATTTGTGAGTGAACACCACCATCGCGGTCCCGACTGCGACGGAGAATAATATTACGGCACCGATGAGCCACGCGCCCATGATCAAGTCCTTGCGGTTCTCTTCAGCTTCGAGCTGCGCGGCAGCGGCCTCGCGTGCCGCCTGCTTTCGCATCTCCGTCACCTCTTTCTGGATACTCGTCCACGCAGCGATCCCGTAGGCTCCGACGAACAGGTTCCGCGTCTCAAGCTGGAGTTGCTGCGCCTTCTGCTTCAGCGTGTACAGCTTGATTGCCTCGAACTCAGCTTGGCTCTGGAAGAGCTTTTTCTTGCGCTTGCCGCTGGTGAGTTGCGTGATCTGGGCGATGCGACCGAAGAGCGTTCCGACCCTATCGGCGACATCGAGCATCTCATGCCCACCGTCTACGGCGCTCTTGATGCCGTTATATAGGGCTGTCGCTCCGGCGATGAGGGTGAACGGGTCCAATCACTTATCCGCCTTGTTCTCTAGCCGGTCGAATATCTGGCGGCAGATGTCCTTCAGCTCCTTCACGCCCTCCTGAAACTCATCCTTGCGGATGTAGTTTGACGGGAGCGCGACCTCAATGATGTGCAAGTCCTTACGCAATTCCTTCACCGCTCCCCACAATTCGCGAGCGAGCCACCCCATACCGGCGATGATGATCCCTGCGCCGATGTTAATGAGGGTTTGCGTGTCCATGTCAGACCTCGGAGTCTGGTATTACGACTTCCTCTTGCGGAGGATTAGGGTCTGTAAATTGCCCTGTTGCAGGGTCGTATATCCAACCCATACTGACAGGTGAGTCATCTGGTAGACCAACAAGGATTGTGCCTTCAGGGGCAGGATCAACAGACGGATCAGCCATAATTATGTTGACTACAATGTTGTCAGAGTTTTGAACTACTGCGCATCTCATAATGTGTACTCCGTAATTACAATTACGCCAGTGGCCCCTGCCCCGCCAGCAGCACCACTAAAATAGCTACCAGATGAATACCCAGAACCACCACCGCCACCGCCAGCACCATATCCTTTTCCGCCAGCACCTCCTACACCAGACCCTGCTGGGTCACCCCCAGCACTACCGTTTGCTCCATAAATTCTTAATAGGGCTGGTGCGCCTTCAGCACCATTTTTTTGTTGCCCTGAAATTCCAGTTACTCCATCATTAAATGTATCACCGCCGCTGCCACCACTTCCCCCTCCAGTACCAGCACCCCCAGCACCGCCGTTTGATGCTGAATAGGTTATACCGTTAATAGTAATTGAAGTTGTGCCTCCAGCAGAACCTGCAACACCTACATTATTTCCGCTTCCGCCAGCACCTCCTGCGCCATTAGCCCCAATGGCATATGTGTATGAGGTTGACGGGGATACAGTAGTAAAAAATGTAATACTGGCTGCTCCCCCCGCTCCGCCGCCCGATCCGCCCTGAGCGCCACCACCACCACCACCGCCCCCGCCACCACCACCAACAGCCTCAACATAAATTGCCGTGCAATTTGCTGGTGTCGTGTAGGACGTGCCAGATGTTAGGATTTGTGGAGCGCGGATAATTTGACCAGATGATGCTGGAGTAGCCCAAGATGGAGCCGCAGATGCACCACCTGATGTTAATACCTGACCAGAAGTGCCGTAGTTTGCACCGCCAATGCCAATTTGCCCTGCTGAGGCAACACGCACTTTTTCAGTGCCACCAGTAGCTACGCCTACCGTATCTGCGGCGGGATAAAATACACCCGTGTTGGTGTCGCCAGTTGTGGTAATCGCTGGGAGAGCCGCAGTGCCTGCCCCAAATTCGATATTCCCGTTTGTATTAGCGGTCATCGCCGTGGTCGCACCGTTATTGCCAACCTTAAGCGCAATACTGTCGGACGTACCGATACCGGATGTCGATTTGAGCGTGAGCGAGGAGCCTACGGCTGTTCCACCAGTTACGGTCGCCGAAGTCACAGACGTCGCAGTCGCGGTCGTGAATGTACCAGCCGCAGCCGTCGTCCCGCCAATCGCGACGTTGTTGATGGTCCCGCCACCGTTCAGTGAACCCGTGAGAGATAGCGTCCCCGCGACAGCCAGCGTCTTGCCTGCGCCGACGTTTAGCCCGACCGAGGTGCCGGTTCCTGCGGCAGCGAACAGTGCGTCTACCGTGTCCCAGTCTGCGTTGGTCTTCGTACCCCACGTATCCCGTGACGCGCCGACTTCCGGCTTCGTCAGGTTGAGGTTTGCGGTATAGCTATCGGCCATCGTTGTCTCCTACTGCCATGTCTGTGGCGATACGCTCGCCGGTGTCCAAGTATCGCTCGCCACGTCCAGCACCGCCCACGAACTGCCAGAGACGCCCACCGGCGTCCACATCTCGTCCGACACCGTCTCGGCTGACCACGTCTCTGCGGGTACCGCGTCTGGCTCCCACAGGTAGCGACCGTTCGCCGTCATGCCCGACACGACAATCGACGACGCGATGCCGAATAGTACACGCACTGGGACGGCCTCTGCCGCGCTCTGTGCTTCTATATTACATACACCAGAATAAGTCGCAGTGCCACCCGCACTCGCGGAGCTGGTGGCTGCGGCTGTGAGATCGACGAACTTGATCCGAACTGCCGTAGCCGTAGCGTCAGACGTCGCCGCACCAGTAGCCGCAGCGAGCTGCACGACATACGGGTCAGCCGTGCCGCCGCTCTGTGCCGCGCCCGTAGCGGAGGCTGGCTGCACGCGGATTGATGTCGCCGCAGCACTACTCTGAGCCGCTGCCGTGATCGACGCAGTGCGCACGCGCTGTGCGGCTGCTGATGCGTTTGACGTTGCCGAGATCGTCTCCGCGGCTACGACAATCATAACCGCAACGGCTGACGCGCCGGTCGTGGCGCTTGCGGACATCGCGGCAGCTTCAATGCGCACCACGGTCGCTTCGGCGTTACTCTGAACCGCTGCGGTAGCAGACGCCACCGATCTCTGTATGGCTGCGGCTGATGCGCTGCTAGTCGCGACTATCGTAGCTTCGGCGTCTACGATCAGAGCCTGACCGTATACGCCTATGCCGTAATCGAATGAGCCGTAGTCGCGACCGTTCGCCATATTAGTCGAGCGTTACGATGAGGGTGCCGGTGTTAAAGCGCAGGACGTCGCCCGTGTCGATTGTCTTCGACGTCGTCAGGTCGGCGTATGCGAGGAGATTGCCGCTGCTCAAAGCGTCGAACACGCCTGCCGCGACAATCGTACCCCACGAACCGCCAGCGGTCGGGAACTCGACTGCGGCACTGTTTGCCGCCTGCGACGGCGCTGTTCCTGACACGGTGAACGATGCGCTCTGGCGGACGTATGACGTCCCCGAGCACTCTGTCCCACCACCTGCCTCGCCGGGGGCAACCGTGTAGAGAGCGACATACCACGCCGTCGGGCGAGTGGCCGTCGATGCCGTGAATAGAAAATCGAGGACCAAGTCCTCAGAGAAATTGGTAAAGCCGGGCATGATAGCTCCTTATCCGTAAGTGATGCGTGTACGGGCAACGAGAGGCCCACCGGAGTGCGTTGACGTCTTGCTCTCATCATTGAGAGCCTCGAAGCGCGTCGAGTACATAGACGCGAATGTCGGGATGCGCTGGTCGTCCATCAGGAACGGTGATGCGTGTACGAGTGCGCCGTACAGGTACAGGTCGGGCGCTTTCGTGAGAAGCCAATTCGTCGTCGCAGATGTCGTGAGAGCGGGGACTTTTCCGTAGTAGATCATCTCGATCTCGACGTCGTCGCCGGGTGCCGGTACGAGTTCGATTGCGCCGTTCATCAGAGAGTAGAACGTCGACGCGGTGTAGTTCTGCAACTTGTTGATGCGGTCTGCCTCGTCGAGTGTCACGAAGCGGATCGGCTGCTGGCCGTCGACGATGTGGAGGTTGATGGCCTCGAGCCAGTCTGCCGGTAGCTGCACGTACTCAGCCGAGCTGGTGGCGGTCGCACGAACAATCATCTCACGGGTGCGCAGGCGCGTATTAATGTCTGCCTCAACGAATTGGATGAACACGGGTATCTGAGCCGTGAGGTCTTCCCGGTTGAGCCAAGCCGCGATCTGCGACTGGAGAGATGCGTAGTCGGTGATTGTGGTCATCCGTTCATCCAGTGCGTCTTGTATGGGGCGGCTTCTTCAGACTTCAGCCAGCGGCGCATTGCGATATTATCGCGCAGGATACCGCGCTGCATAAGGTCGAGGTGGACGGACATCGGGATGCGAGCAACTCGCACCATGTCGCCTGATTTCGTAGTGCGGGAGACGTCGTTGCGCTCGCTGATATTGGCTTCAGCAATCTCGTCGATCTGCGTCTCGCTGGTGAAGTGCATCTTGCCGTCGGTGTCGACGTGCATCTTCGACAACTCGCCTGAGAATGAATCGTAACCGAGCGTGAACACTCCGGGGGCAAACTCTTCGGCCATCTGTGGTTCCTATGTGTGAGGGGGGCCGGTGTTACCCGGCCCCGATCATATTAAGCAGATGTCGTGAGGTTCGCAATCGCGGCAGCGGACAGCTCGTTCTTCACGCGCAGGCCGTACTCGACGAGGAGTTCCTTCTTCTGGGCATCGCCAGTCGCGGCGATGTCGATGGTTTCGTATGGGCGGAGGTACGAGATAGAGGCGTACTCTGGGTCCATGACGATAGCGAAGCGCTCGTCCATGAAGCGGTTAGGAACAATCGACACCATGCCGAAGTCCGAGAGGTAGACGTCAGCGGTCGCAACAATCTTGAGCGGTGTTGCGTCGGTGTTGTACATACGCTGCGCAGCGAGGCCAGCAAAGCCGGATGCGACGGTCTTGTTGTATGGACCGGTCATCAGGATCGACGGCTCACCGCCCTGCGTCCAGACGCTCTGGATCGCGGTCTTCAGCATCGTCTCGGTGAAGGCGACGTCAGTCGAGGTCGAGAGCGATGTCCACGCGGCGTTTGGATAGCCGTTTGGCGAGGACGACAGCGTAGGTGCTACTGCGCTGTTGGCGATGCTGTTGGTGCGGAGCCACGCAGGCATACCGGCAGTGGTACGCGCAGTTGACGTGCTACCAGCAGCTGCAGCTTGGTTCGAGAGGATGATCTTCTCGACGTCGCGCTTCAGCTCCTTGGCCTTCTTGGCCTGCTCGTAAGCCAAGAGGGTACGCATACCAGCCATGTTGACCGACTGCGCGGTGCCGGATACTGCGACAACCTTCTTGGAAATCTGCGTGTAGTTTGCCACGCGGTTTGTAGCTACGAAGTCAGCGTCGCCAGCGTCTGCACCTTCGACGACGGCGTTTGAACCGTCAGCGGCTGCGAGAACGTCAGTCTGCCACTCGAAGTACGTGTTATCTGCCGTGTCGCGACCGATGTTCGACGTGAACGGGGTCGAGGTTGGGCTGATGTCGTAGATGATGTTCGAGAGGTCTTCGCGCATCGAATTGACGGCGTTGTATGTCTTTGCATTTGTGACCGAGGCCATTATCGTCTCCTGTTATCCAAAAGTCCAAAAAGTTTAGCGGCGTCATCGACGCTGCCGGTTTTACTGAGACGCGCTTTCGCACGGGAGACATCCGTCATCGTCTTGGGGGTCTGCGCGGCGCTTCCTGAACGCATGGGCTTCGGTCCATTAGCCTGATCAGGCTTCGGTCGATTGGCCACCATTGCGTCGTAGCGACGGGCTTTATCAAGCACTAGGATCGCCCTTGGATCGTATGCCGCTCCGAGTTCCTCGTCCGTGTATCCGACCTTCAGGCCGTACTCGCGAAGTTTTCCCCGTGCTTCATCCCACTTCTTCGGGTCTTTCCAATCCGGCACCTTCTGGACTAGGTACTCACGCCCTTTTTCCACCATGGTCTGGATTTGTGCCTGCTCCTGCTGAGAAGCCAGATAGGCCATACGGTTCCTCTCGGATTCCGTTGCTGCCAGACGCTCCTTGTAGTCGCGCCACTGCTTCTCGACGATTGGGAAGTTCAGCGGATCATCTCGGTGCAGTTGCTCCCAGTTAGGTTCCTGTGGCGCGAACTGCCTGAGCTGTTCGTGCAAGGCACCAATGAGTTGGCCGTACTGCTGCCGTTCCTGCTCCACTTGCTGGCGCTCCTGCGAGAACGTGGTTACGTCCTGCTTGAGAGCCTGCATCTTCCGTGTGTAATCGGAGTTTCTCTGGTAGCCGTCGAGCGCCTCCTTCAGCGGGATACTCTGCGTCTTGCCGTTAATCTTAACGGTGACCATCGTATCCGGCGAGAGTGACTCCTCGTCTGCTCCGTCTGACTCCTCGAAATACTCTGGCTCTTCACCGTCAGGGGCAGCGTCTTGCGC